CTTATGAAAAAAGAAAAGGTAAAAAGTTTACTTGTAAATACAGTTCACGATTCTATCGTAGCTGATGTTTATCCTGGTGAAGAAGATGTGATGAGTGATATATTTAATCAGGGCACTGCAGATGTAATACCTGCATTAAAAAAATATTACAATATTGATTTTAATGTTCCGCTTGACACTGAACTTAAAATAGGCAATAATTGGTTAGATATGAAGGAGGTAAATCGTAATGACTAAAACATATAAAGTACACTATACAGCAGATGTATGGGAATATAGAACTATAGAAGCCAATTCACCAAAAGAAGCTAAAGATAAATTTGACAAAGGTGAATGGGGTGATGATAGTGAGGCAGAACAAATGGGTATGGAAAATGTTAAAACAGATAAAATAGAGGAGGTATAATGCCAAAAGAAATAGATGCACTTGATACTCTTGATGAGTATTCCGATGAAGAATACTCTGCATACTTAGAGTATAAAGATCTAAAAGATAGATGTATGATAGATCCAACTACCCTGTACATCAACAATAATCATGAGTTCTTTTCAGAGTGGAAATACTTTGCTGAGACAGATGGTTTAGAAATAAAAATAATAAATGGAGAAACTAGAATATGTTAGCTAAATTATTTACATACCTATGTGGGTGTGCGACATTATGCGTTATATTTTTAATGATATATTTAACATTAAGTTTATTTTTTTATTGATTTTTTTTTAAAATATGGTATACAATAAAAATAAAATAGGAGGACAATATGTCTGATAATAACTTAGTAAACATAAAAGGAATGTCTGATGAACAAATAATGCAAGTCATCGGACAAGACGATGGATCTAACATGGGTACAAACATACCTAGGTTAGCAATCAATCGTACACCAGAAGATGACGATGGTAATCAATTACCTGTTGGTCACTTCTATACATACGATCAAAATGTTGGTCAAAATGTTTTTGGTAAACCAGTTACATTTAGACCTTTCATAAGTGCGATGCAATACATGCACTATGATGCA